TGTAGAATATCAGCACCTGTATGAGAGAAGCCTGTTATTAAGTCTCCTGCACCCCATTCAGAGGAACCTAAGAATCCATCTAGTAACTCTGGCTCATCTGCTACGGAGGTGATTGCTGTACCGTAGGTAGTAGACATCCACAGTCTATTGTTGTGTGCTATCAAGTGAGAGAAGCTGTCATCCATCTTGCGATAATCTGTAGCTATCGGCTGGATACAGTTGTACTCAGGCTTAAAGACGTAGGCTGTATTTACACCATCCGTACAATACAAATGGCGAGTAGTCGCACTGGCAAAGAAGTTATGCTCTAGTGTTCTTACTTTACCACCGCCTGTAAAGTCATAAGCTATTAGCTCCTGAACGGTGCCTAAAGAGGCACTATCAGAGTCTCTAGTCAACACAGCATTAACTGACAGCTCTGTGTCATCAACATTATGGATAGCAAGTATCTGCTTAGTTGCTACAGGATTACCGTCATCCCCTAAATAAGGGAATGTTGCAAGAATTATTCGAGTGTTCGTATTACAAATGTTATCCCTTAAGGGCAAGGCAGTCTCTACGTTGCAGACCACCATTTGTGCATATTTAACTGGTATCCAACCTGCCACGTTAGTTACTCCTAGAAGTTATTGTTGATTGAATGTTTATGGCGCATAAGTAGGCACTGTCTCTTCTGTAGCTTCTGTAACATAAGCCCTTAGTTTCCCTTCGCCATTATCTCGCCACGCTATAATCTTTCCTTTTATTTGCGCTACTCCTCTTATAGGCCCAACACCAGTAACCTCCTGTATAGCAGATCGTCTGTGCTCTCTAGCCATGTTCAAGTAGAAATTATCTTCCTCTTGAGAATCAGCGCCTCTTTTAACAATGTCTGTTATTAGGGCATGTGTAGAGTAAGACACAGGGTTATCAAAGAGGTCTGTTGGTATAACACCTGCAGCTTCTCCTCCAATGACTTCCATTATTGTCCCGTCTGTAGAGGGCATTAGACTAAGTATATGGAATGTAGATCCAGCTACCGTCAATGTCTCACCTACCACTAAGGGAGAATCTGTGGCGCGTAGATTCCAGAAGGTTATCGTAATCAAATAATAAGTTGCTTTGTGTGGAGACAAGCGACCATCTAGTCGCTCATACCCAGCTATGCGTGTGTATCCACCTTTTGAAGCTTCAAAGTAATTCAAAGCCTCACTTGCAGATCCTGCTTTTACTATAAGAGGTGGAGTGGCAAGGTCTAACCCACCCTGCAAGGCTACGAATTTATCAGTCATGTATTACCTATTAGGTGAATTAAAGGGGGAGATTGACTTATAGACTCTGCCTGTCTCTGTACCGAGTAGTGAGCTATAGATAGAGTTGTAGGAGCGTATGGCCGATTGATTCAGCGATGCCCACTCCTTACCTTGTTCTCTGGCGTATTGCTCTACAGCCTTCCATACGATAGCCTTGTGGTACTGTGGATCAAGCGCAGGAGTGTCTTGATCTAATTTCAGTACTACAGGAGCCTTAAAGTATTCGAAGGTTATAACTACAGCTTTAGAAGGTGTTGGATAGACCCTAAGTGAGCCATCAGGATACTGAGAGATAGTTCGGGGATAATCTGATGTTGCGGACTGGAGTGGGCGCATAAGCTGATGAGGAATACTACGAAGCGAGGATGTACTACCATCATCTCGTTGTATCCTAAAAGAACACAGATCGAAGTTATCACCCAACTGCCTACCTAGAGCTTCTAAAGAGTACTTTGACTCTGATGCAGAAGTAGTGAAAGAACCTTCAGCCCATCTAAATGACCAGTTACGGTTCCGTTGTATCTCAGTCCATGCGTCAGATATCCAAGTAGTGGCCTTAAGATAATCATCAGTTTGACCAGTAATTGAACCTATGGGGTCGCCTGCGCCTGTCTCTGTTATATAATCGTTGACGAGCTGAAGGTAATTCATCTTATACAGTACCTTTGTTAACGAAGCGTATAACCATCACAGGAAACTTAGTCTTTACTATTTTCTGACTAACAGGAGTTCCAGAAGAAATCTTCCCCTCTTTGTCCAGTGGCGCTAACTCATAACCTAACGAGTTGATGTCCATTAGAGCGTTGTAGAAGACAACAGGAACCTCTTGTTCTGTCTCTCTCTTCAGCGTCATCATTCGACCGTTGTGGCCAAGGCGTACATCGTGCATGCCACCTTCTTCAGGACTGTAAGCTATCTTTAGGACAACGTGAGTGGCATCCTTAGTGGGATCTTTGTGCAACCAAGACAAAGCATCAAATATCTGTTCTAACATGTAGTCACGAGAGGTGTTAGCTTCGAACGATAGTCCAGCCTGTTCTTTCGCGAATAGTATGATGTCGGGAGTACTAGCGTCAGCAATAGTCTCCGGTGTGTACTTTAATTTATTAGACATGTGTTCTCATTCAATAAGTAAAAAAGGCCACCACCTGTTAAGATAGTGGCCGATAGATTAGTCTACGATTGCGTGCTTAACTGCAACGATCCAATCAGGGTTTAGTACAGATTCAGCACAGTACATCTTCCAACCTACGTGGCCTGTCTGTCCTAAAGGATCGGAATCAGTTGGCTTACCTACGTTACGTACCACTGGTGTAAACGTTCCCTTACCTGCCATGTTGACACAAGCGTAAGAGTCCATTCCACAGTAGAGAGCGGTGTAGACATCAGCCTTAGTGCCTGTTGTAGAGATCATTGCCCCTTTGTTAGCACCTGCATCAATCTGTGGATCTAGATCAGGAGAAGCTAAGTATCGGGTGTCATCTACAGAACCAAACTCGTGTTCACTGATAGCAGACTGAGAGCCATAACGAGAGCGAGGTACGAAACCATCCATCTCACGAATAGACTTCTTAGTGTCAGTGTGGACAAAGCAGACATAAGCCGCTTCAAGAGGGAAAGTATTTTCCTTTACACCACCTGTAACAATCTTAGTAAACTTCTTGGCCTTGTTTCTCTCTAAGGTTCGGATAGCCTTTTCTTGCTCAGTCTTAGCTAGCGGCGCGATAACAGTTCCTAAGTTTGCTACACCATTGGCGTACTGCAAGTTAGTGTTAGCCTTCAATTTACCCCAAAGCAATGCCTCACGAGTCGCTGCTACTTGTTCAGCGTTAAGCTCGTTAATGTCTTTAAGGACAGGAGTGGTATGAAAGTCAACTAACTGATCGGTTACGGGAGTGTAGCCACCGTATTGGAGCATAGAGATATCTAGCTGCTCATAACGAATCTCAGTAGCTGAAGGAGGCACACCTTCCGATAGTGCAGTTGTGGCTGCAGCGTACGGAATAGCTCGGCGTAAGCGAATAGTCTTGGTAGAGTTGGTAGGATGCTTGATTTTCTTAGCACCTAACTCTAGGACCAAGTGAGGCTGTACGTGTGCTAGTGCGTTCTTTTCTAGTTGAGCAGCGACTGTACCAGTGATGTCGCCATATACATTTTCTAAAGCCATGTTGTAAATACCTTATAAGTGATTAGTCTTCGTTCTCCCACTCAGCGTCATACTGTGCAGTCGTTGACATATCAGTTGTCCTTGTAATGTTAGGACGAGCTGATGAGCCGCCAACGTCAGCGATACCTTGTAAACTAGATGTTGATAAAGACATCAAGTGGGAGTTGTATGCGTCTAGAACAGGTAGAACCTGTGAGGCATAAGGAGCTTCTATATCTGTAGTGGCACTGGCAGGTTGAGTAGAAAGCCAAGACTTAAATTCTGTTGACGAATACCAATCGCCAGCTTCAGGATGCGCTGCTATGATTAAGTCAGCCTCAGTGTAAGAACTGCTGTCCTGTGAATTACTATTAGTACTTGGTTCGGGACTATTAGACTGAAATTCTGACTTCAGTTGCTGATAGTAATCTGGGTGTTCCTTCTCAAAATCAGAGGGTACTCTTGTCTTCTCTGTTAGCTCTGCCGTGACCTTTTGCTGGTCAAGCAGCTTCTGTTCGAGTTGACTAATACGGTCCTGAGAGAGTCGGTGTCGCCCTGCCATTGCCTTACCATCACGCTCTGCCTTCTTATAGGCATCCATTTGTGCTGCTGTCATACCTGCGAAGATGTCTGTTGCTTCAGGTTCCACAACCTTACTATCAACATTGTCTTGGGAAGCTTCTGGCTGGGCAAAGGGAGCTGGAGCTTCAGATGTGGTGTCTGTTGCTTCAGTCTTTAAGGTTCCATCTTCGTCAGCTACTAGAGTCTTTGGGTTGTTGGTGTTTCCATCTTCAAGATCCCACTCTTTATCGTAGTCAGTCAGTGAATTGCCTTGTTGAGTTGATGCTGTCATTCTTTTCCTTAGACGAGCGGAAGTGTCCAAAGTGAATTGGAGAGATCGCTCTATGTATGTGTTAGATCGTTAGAAGTAACGGAATTGGTAGGTTAGATACCAGCATTGCCAGTAGTCATCTTATAGTTTAACTCTGCGTCTTGGCGGTCTTCTGCTTGTCTTCTGAGAGATAGCTCTGAGTTGGCTCTGCCATCTGCTCTTGCTTCGCTCTCCAACTTAGCGTTAATGTCTGCCGCCTTCGTGTCACGCTTGTTCTGCTCGGATATACTCTTGATCTTATGGTCAAAGGTTGCCTTCAATTCTATCTTAGAGAACTCGGATTGAGTCTTGCCCATTGCTGTCTGCTGATTAGCCTCTAGCTTGGCATACTCAAGTTCAAACTTGCGTTGAGTCTCCTCTACTTTGAGATTAAAGTTAGCCTCAGCCGATTGACTCTCTAGCTCTAGTTTTCCTTGAGATAATTCAACTTCAGCTTCTAGTACCATCAACTTTCTGTTCTCAATCTCGATCATAGGATCAGGAGGAGGAGGATTGTTGGCGGTCTCTTCAGCCGCACGAGACATCTCATCATCAGTGTCGATGAACTGACCTTCAGGATGTTGCATAGAGTTAGATATAGCTCTGAGAAGAGGCAACTGCTTAACGCCTTCTGCATTACCTCCTTCAGTTATCTGGAAGAACTGCATTAGGTTGCTAGCCTGTAGTTCCTTAGATAGTAATATAGTGGAACCACGAGGCTCGACCGTTAGAACAGCTTTGATATCTTCATCACCTTCAAACTGCATGAAGTAATCGTAGAAGCGTTCTATGAGTGAGGATGTAATCTGATCGTCATAACGTCTGGCCTGAGAACGTCTACTAACGCTGCTGTTGTTCTGCTGAATCTGAGTGGCTCCTAGTGTCACTGGAGCGTTGTCATTCATCTGCTGAGTCTTATCAACTCTTGTCACACCAGTTAGCTCGTAGGCATCATTAAGAGCCTTGTCCATGATCCCAAATATCTGTTGAATATCTTGGATGATAGGGAACAGCTCGAATGGCTTCTCTGTCCTGTCGTTAGAATATATCTCACCTGTCTTGACCCATACCTTGCCAGCTCTAAGACTATAATCATTGCCACCATCGGCAGGTTTGATTGTATTCTTATCGATGACTATCTGTGGCATGGTAGATAGACCTGCGTTATCTAGAGTCATCCTCCAAGCTGTGTTATAGACATGTTGAGGATCATTCATTAGATATGGAATACCATAGCCAAAGATAGAAAGCGGATCTTCATCCCAGTTGAATACAGAATATAAAGTATCCGCTCTCTCGTAAGGTGTTATAGCCACCTTAAGAATCTTATCGTCTATCATGTAGATTACACATTGCACGAAGTAGTCTTTACTCTCGCACTCGATACCTGCTGCTTTGAGCTTACTTCTCTCTAGAGGTCCATGTCGTTCCCACAGTTCGTATCGTTGGTTTGACAGGTTCTTACTGGCTGACTCTTCTCTAGCCGATTCCCTTGCCTCATCCGATAGCGTGCCCATTTGAGAAGGACCACTAATAAGAAGACTCTTAACAATGTCTTCGTTGAAGCCAGTTGTCTTGGAGGCTTTCTGTAGTTGTATCGGTAGTAAGAATGACCGCTCCCAAGTGTATCCCCATTCTTCAGGGCAAGTAGCTGACATGTCAGGATAGAAATCAAAAGGTGAAACACACTTGACACTAGGAGCCAGCTCCTTAGCAGACTTAAGACCATACTGCCCTCCCTTCTTCTTAGCCCACCTATCTGACATCTTATTCGGGATTGGACCCTTTAGAATACCAGTGCCATACATAGCGGCTGAGAGAATACACTTGCGACCCTTCTTGGGATACTTAGTAGCTATAAGAGAAGAGTCTACCTTGGTGAACATTCTCTTACCTTTCTGCCGTATCCTTTCAACTCTTCGTATATGAGCTTGAGCGTTAGTGAGTGGCTGTCCTTCAGCGTCTACTAGCGGTTC